TACTACAACAAGAGAACCTGCCGCAGGTGCACTACCAGTACCGGCAGTAATACGGCCTCTACCATCCGTGGACCCTGCAACGACTACAGGAGCCGGGGGAGAACCTCCAGCGTTGGCACCCGCCGCAGCAGTAGGAACAGAAGCGTTTTGTCCGAAAATATCCTGTGGATTAATCAGACCAAGGTTAGCTGCCCGAAGAAGCTTATCTTCGATGGACATGGGATCAAGCATATCGGGACCGAGGGTATCTCCGAGAAGCTGAACAGCAAGCTTAGAGAACCATTCCCTACGGTGAAGGTATGGGGGGTCAGTAGTAGCACGCTGGGCTGCCATTTCTTATCCTTTCATCATTAAGGGGAGCGGGAGTAGCCGCTCCCCTTAATCTAGAAGAGAACCGCTATTAAGCGATGTCCTCGGTGATGTTGGTGATAATACCCTGAGCGTTGCGGCGAGTGCAGCCGATCTGAGAGTATTCGTACATCAGCGCGACATAAGCATCGTACCGACCATTAGCATCCACCTTCTGCTTCCACATCGAACCATCACGATCCATAAACTTAAAGCCATGGGGACGGAAGAGAGAGAAGTGCTTCTCAGTAAGGAACCAAGCCGTAGACGGCGGTGCATCGATATCAGCGATGAGAGGAATAGGAGCACCCACAGAGGCGCCACCATTGAACTCAAGGCCGGTGTAACCACCGGAGAACGTCTTGGTATCGGTAAAGCGGCGCTGCTGGACAAGAAGCTGCCAGTAAGCACGCTGTACACCAAGGGAAGTGATAATGACAGAAGCCTTGGCACCGTTACGGTAAAGGCGGTCCACCATACGCATGAATACTGCTTCAGAGAGTGCAGTAGAGCTGCCACCCTGAGTGTTTACTTCAGACTTCCACAGCCGTGTGGTGGAAGGGTTGATACCGTAAAGAGTCGAAGCGTTATCGACAATGGAGGCAAGACCGTTCCATTCGCGGTTGTAGTTACCGGTACGGATAAGAATATCGTTGGCAACAATACCCGTAACAGTACCAGTAACAGTAACCGTGTTGTTGACCGTATCAATAGCGGTAACCACAAGGGCCGCAGTACCGTGCAAAGTACCGCCCGTAGTGACGGCATCGATAATTTCGTTGTCCTGAACGTTCAAAACAGAGTCAACGGTGATTACCTGACCGGATACGGAGACAACAGTAGCAAGCTTACCGTTACCGGAACCAAAGTACTGACGGTTACGGTCCTTGGCGAGGTCATCCTTAAGGTTGTCCATTTCAAGGTCAACTGCATTAGCGAAAGTCTGGTAATCCTTGGAAGCAAGTTCAAAGGTCTGACCGGAAAGCTCGATAACACCGTACTGGTTCATAAGAGAAAGCTGGGCACGAGCCGTTTGCTGATAGCCAGCAGTCGGAAGAGCTTCGTTTTCGTTACGGGCACCGATACCGGAGTTACGACCGATATGAATCGGGAAGACTACATAACGACCACCGTAAGGCTGTTCGGCAGTACCTTCGGAAGTCTTATTGATTCGGTTGTAGGAACGAGTCTCGTTATTAAGTTGCTCGTTAAGAGTCTTGGTATAGACTTCCTTCAGCACCGGCTGAAGGTTTGTCATATTCTGTGGCATTATATCTACCCCTTTTAGTCATTTTCATGCTGCCTCATCATTTCGGCAACATAGGCAGTCCGCTGTTGACGGGTCATCTTTCCGTATTCTGGTTCAGAATCAGCCGGTACACCGGACCTAGCCCTAGATAGATTAGGGGGAGGGGTAACACGGTTACGAGGTACAAAAGCACCTGTATCCCAAAGGGACTTAGCTGCTGCCATAACATCTGCGGGGACTTCTTTACCAGTCTTAGCCTGTTGTTCTGCTGCCATCCCCAAGGCCGTCCGAATAACCAAATCCATCGGAAGGTTTTTATACTGGGTATGCTCGCTAACTGTTCTAAGTTCAGTATCAACCTGAGCTTGCATTTGAGCCGCTTGAGCCTGTTCCTGCATTTGCTGGACGGCTTGTGCTGCAAACTGAGCTTGGTTTTGTATCTGCTGATAACGGGGGTCTTTGAAGATATCAGACTGTTCCTCACCTAGTTCTAGGTTACCGGACTGATTCTCTTCGCGCTGTTGCTCTTGGCCATTAGCTGCTGCTTGCTGAGCTTGCTGAAAGTTATATGCCTGTTGCAGGTAGTCATAGACTCCCCGAGGATTAGTGTTCAAAAGGTTCAAAAGCTGTAAACCATTGACCAGCTGATCCCGCGATACCTTATTATCAGTAAACTCTTTATAAGCTGCCGCTTGTTGCTGTTGCTCCTGCGCGTATTTTTCCATACGCGAAAGGTGACCCTTCAAATGAGAATGGAAGTGAGCCGGAACTGGGTCCAGAATATCCTTCCAAGCAGGGTTATCTCTAATTTCCTGCTCTGTCTCTGACGACTGGTTCTCAGAGGGAGTCGGCTCTTGCTGTTCGGTTTCTGTTGGCTGTTGTTCGGAGGATTCAACCTCTACGGACTCTTGGCCTTCAGGAGTAAACTCAAATTCAGCGGGGCCACTACTCATTGTATTTCCATTCCGCGTTGTTCCCTAAGGGTCTTGACGCTCTATGTATAGATTATCTTAGGATTAAGCTTGCTGTCCAGCACCTTGTTGTGCAGGTGCTGGGTTAGAGAACTGATTATTACCACCGGCGTTATGTCCGCCCTGCGGTCCCTTGGGAGGGGCACTACCGCCGGGAGGCATAGCCTGTGCACCGCCTTGTCCACCGGCAGTACCGCCCATCATCATCTGACTAAGCATCTTCTGCTGTTGCTTAGCGACGTGGGCATCGTAATGCTTCTGTGCTTCTTGCTGTACCGAGCTATCAAGAGTCTGATAAGTCTGGGACTTCAAGAAGTTACCGTGTGCAAGAATGTGGGCGGCGTCATCGTCCCAGTCATTGACCGGGATAACAGGTGCATCAAACTTATCCAGAGTCTGAGCAAAGACAGGGTTGGACCTAGCTTGATTTTCATTGGACATACCGTTTTGCATAAGGAACGACTGCTTCATCTGATCCCTAAGAGCGAGAGTCATTTGAAGCTGCTCAGGGTTCATCATCTGGAATACAGTGTTCTCACGGTGGGCCGCACGCTTATCTGCGTCCATTTCCTCGTAGTAGGACTGCATATTAGGCAATTCCATGAGTTCCAGACCCTTATCGGATGGAATAATGCCACGAGTAATCATATCCATGAACATCGCGTTCTTGGCAGACTTGGATACTGGCAGTACAGAACCGGATTCAATCCGGATATCGGTACCCTTCTTAATATCCGCACCCTTAAGAAGCTGGACAGAGACAGCGTTGTTCGGTCCCACAGAGCGCACAAGCCGTGCATCGTCCCAGTACTGGACACAAAGCTCTAGAATCTGCTTAGCAACTGCCTGAATGCCCCGTTCAAAGCTCTTATAGACCGGAGCCATATAAGAGTCATCGCGTTCTTGGAGATAGTTGATAGCTGTAGCGGCAGTAACACCAGAAGGAGCCTGTCCTTTGGATACCTGATGCTGCCCTGAGATATCCTCAAAGTCTTCTGCGTAATACTGCTGCTCGTCTTTAAGGAAACCCGGCATAGTGGGCACAACAATCGGCACTGGTTCTTTGAACCCGGGGTTAATCTCAACAAGCTGACCGGGCCGACTTGTCCACTTTGTAACATCAATGGAGCCACGTTGTACGAAATATCCTGATTTTGCGGTGCTGTTACGGTTTTCAATAAGCTGGGAACGTGCCCTGTTTACTTCTTTTTGGATGGGAATAAGGTCTTCCAGTACAGAAGTAGTCCAATAAGTTCCTGACGGAACATTTTCAAGCTTCGTGAAAGGAAAGTCTCCGTGGTCATAGGGAATACCCTCTGTACTCTTATAAACTACCTGCTTGTCGCAGGTGATAAACATACCACCGTCAGGTAGAAGATTGGTTGCACCCGGTTTTACCCAAGCTTCAACGATAAGGCACGAGTCAGGTTTTGCAGTCTCTTCCGTTCCAACAAGATTAAGGTATCGAGTTTCCATAATCTCATTAGTAGAAACAACATTAGGAAGATGATCAGGTGTGATCTTATCGGGCCATCTGTCCTTAGCTTCCTCAATCGCCATTGTATAGACATGCAAAATGTAAGGTTGGCGCTGTAGATCAAGTTCAAGAGAATTAGGAACCATAATATTGAACGGAGGGGGAGCCGTAACGCAAATATCTCCGTTAGATGGTTCTTCTGTTTCAGGATTAGGTGCTTCATAGTCATCTGCGTCATCGTCCCAAATGGACTTGACGTAGCCAACTCCACAAGTAGAAACCCAAAAGGCAGCGTCAGCAAATGCTTTAGCGATATCCTTGGTTTCGTACACATATTCCCAAAGATTCTTTCCGGCTTCAGCGGACTGGATATCCTCTTCTTCAGGATGCAGGTACCACAGAAGCTTGCGGCCTCTGCGATGTTAGACGGGAAATCTCAGTTCTTACTGCGGGGCGAATCTTATTGATAACCATACGTACCCTGCCGGGTACTTGGGGCGCACGAATAAGCTTTCCATTAAGCAAAGCTACGTACTGGTCACCTTTAAAGAAGGCTAGGTTAATGTACCACTGATTGCGAATAGGAGTGATATCACTCTTGCATTTGAGATAGTTGGCCTGTGCCCAATCGGCGAGCTTGCGTTCAAACAGTGCGTCACTGAGCTTCTGTACTTCATCATCTTCTATAGGCTCAAAAGACGTGCCTGTATTTTTATCAAGCTCAGTCCCGGATGAGACGGTCATCTACCTCAATTCCTTCCTCTATCCTAAACCAATCAGCTTCTTCTGGTCTTAAAAAGCCCCGAACTCGGATAATTTCATCCATTTGTTCTTGAGCTACTGTGTCACTTACTTGGGTCTCCGAGTCCGAGAAAGGTTGCGAGGGGGTCCGACTCGTTACCGTCAACGCTTGAAAGGTCATCGGGTCCTTCGCCGCTAACAGATTCATCGCTTGGTTCTGCTGCTGATTCATCAGCGTCGCCTGAATCTCTATCGTCTGTCCCAAGTCCTTCGTTAGCTGCTGTAACAGAAGCCCATTCCTTCTTGAAGAACTCTGTGTATTCCGGAGGGTTATCCTGTTTTGAATCTGTTGGTTCTTCCACATCAGCCACAGCCACGGAAGCTGGAGAATCAAGAGCAGAAAGAAACTCAGTAGTAACTCTAGAAAGTTCATTTTTAAAGCCTTCTACCTTAGTAGGGAGTTCATTAAGCTTTGCTTTTAGCTCAGCGTTTTCTTTTTTAAGAGCGTCCATCTCTTCGCGTGTAGCCATCCCCAAAACATGAGCCATCTCAATGACGTCTTCAGTTCGTAGGTAAGCTGTACCATCAGCGTAGTTATTGGTAGGATCGGGATAATCCACTTTAAGATCAATAAACGGACCATCCGGCTTCCTCCAGATAAGGTCAAGAAACGGATAAAGGTCCGCCTTCTCATGGAGAGTATAGCGGGAATGTGGATGGTAGTTTACAGGGTCAGCCATTTTCGGAGTTCTCTGCTTCGCTAATCACTGCGTCCAATTCAGGAGACTCTGCTACGTGCTTGCCCTGTGGTTCTTCTACTGGGACAGCTTCCACAGGGGCGTCGACTACAGTAAGAGTAGGAGAGGATTCGATATCAACTGTATTAAGGCCCCCGTCACCGGGAAATACGTAGTCAGGGTTAGGGAGTTCGACATTCTCTCCCGATACTCTTTCGCCTTGATAACCGGCAGTAGGGTGACCTTCAAGGTGAGTCCTGATAAGCTCAACAGCCCCGTTAGAGATAGGCTTGTCCTTAAAGACACTCCACAGATCAGGTTCACGGTCCTCGGTAAAAGCATGGAGAAGTTCAGCTTCGATAGCTTCTGACTCCTGCATATACGGGCCGCCGTAAATAACTTCCTGTCCGTCGGGGATATTCATTAGTCAACCTCTCCAAACGTAACCTCTACGGTCTCACCAAGATTCTTATTGAACCACTCAAGAGCATCCGGATTACCAATAGTCATCTCAATCGCTCCGGAAGGAGTAGCCGAAGCCCATTCCTTATTCTGTTCCCCACCAACAGCATTAAGCCTTACAGTACCTACAGGGGCGGGATTAGCCCACCCTGTTCCGTACTTAGTGTGCGTGATTGAGTTGACATTAAAGCGTGCCTTAACAGCCATTACCACTCCATTTCCCAGCTTGAGAATTCATCGTAAAGATAACTGGAGGTACTTTCCAGTGATCCGTAGTCCCTATAAGCTTTCGCACCAATGATATCAGGCACGTCTTTAATGGGGACTGGCATATCTGCAACTGCACCCAATCTATCAGTAACAGGCTTGTGAGGTACAGAGGTATCAAAAGACAGATCAGGTTGAGTAGTGATGAAATACCGAAGACTATCACAAAGATCGTCACCCTTCTTATGAGGGGCTGTCTTGGGTGCGTTCTTTGTTTCCAGTTTCTTGGATGCCCATACTTCCCAGTGGTACTTCAACATCTCATCTTCCAGAAGTACACAGTTTTCTACGTACTGCCATGTTGGTTTATTGGTAGCAGGATTTATTTTAAGGTATTCATCAAATTTTCTAAGTCCCGTATCAACTGATCCCGGTCCTGTAGGCACACCTTCAACCGCAAGGTAAATGCCGTGTTTGGAGTATTCTCCGATGTCAGAGATGCCTGTATTAGCTCTAGTTTGTCTGAGAGCAGGGTCGCCAGTTCTAAGGTAAACCTCAGCGCGCTCGCCTGTGTCCTCATACCGTAAGTCTTTTTCGTACTCTTTAACCCTAGCTGCCCATCCTTCAATGTTGACAAAGCTATCCCTCATCTCAAAGAAAGTAATAATAGTTCCATCCGGTTTTACAGCGTGCCACAGCCAAGCAGTTGGGTGTACCCAGCCACTATCCAGTGAAGTATAGATACGCATGTCACTTGTAAGCTTAAAGTCTTCCCAAGCCAGCTTATGTATGCGTGGTTGGAAGTTCTTGAATATCTTGCCGCCGAGTTGAACAAAGTCACCTTTTTCACGTGAGCGCCTATCATCCTCATCAAGAGTAGCTAGATAAGCATCACGTGCATGTGGAGGTAGATATATGTTATCTGCCATGTCAGCTTGAATAACCAAGAATGGATGTTCTTCGTTGTTCTTGGCTGGCTGATAAATCTTCTCGTATACCCACGTCATACCAAACAGCGGAGTCATACTCATCCACCAGCTACCGTCGGTATCGATAAGACGGGCACCGCATTCCTCAAAGATATCCTGTGGCGGCTCTTCGTCAAAAGCTATAAAATGTCTAGATGCCGAAGCAAACTTATCGGTAGCTTGTTCATAACTCATGAACTCAATGAAGCTGCCGTTGTTCAAGTGTAGTGTATCTGTCTGCTTATCGTAGCTGTCTTCCCAATTATTGTTAATAAGATATTGCTGTGGAAGGTACTGCTGGAACATTGGAATGGTTACCGGCTTAATGATGTTCTTGAAGTCAACGGTAACAAAACGTCCGCGTACTGGTTCCTTTGGCATGACTCTATAAGGGTGTGTCTTGGTAAGCCACCGAACACATTCCACCACATTGCTTACCGTTTTGCCGGTACGGTTACCTCCGATAAATAGCCGTCCATGTTTCGGAGACTTATGAAACAATTCCTGCTTAGGGTAAGGAACATGATGGAAGACGTTAGGGAGATACGCTGTCTGCTCAAGTTTATTGCCCATAGCAGCCAGCGCATCTTGGAAATTAAATTCGTCGTCTCTCCTACGGCGTTGTGCCATCAATGATGCCTGTCTGCTGGCAGATAACACTAATTAGATTAGCCACAGCAGCATTGCCTCCACGTGATCCGGTAACAGTTCCACTAAAGAGAAGAGTACTGTTATTACCATCGTGGGTATGTGCACCTGATGCTGCCTGATTAACACCGCCACCCAGTGTGTGGTGCTGGGCACTGCTATCAGAGTCAACGTCGGAGTAAGCATGGAAAAGCCTATTGGTAATAGGGTCCATGGGAATCTGAGCTTGTGAATTACTTTGATCCTGACTACCTGATCCTTCAGGCATCATGCTGCCCATGCTCATTAGAACTTACTCCTTTGAAGAACCTTTACTTTAGCAACGTTGGTTGTAGTGTTTGTCTGTTGTCCATTGAGGCGAATCTCCAGATTGGCAGTAGGAACCCTGATACCGATGGCATCAATCTTGGTTTCCCAATAAAACGATCCTGCATTGTGGTTCATTTTACCAAGACTTTGATCGTAGCCACCGGGAGTACCGGGCCAAGTACCCGACATAACAACCTGATATCCGGAGTTACCGGGATCAGCACCGGGGCTTACTATCCAACCTACATCATAGATACCGGGTTGGATAAACTTAATGGTTCCTGAAAGTGAGCCTGCCGATGCAAAAGAAGGCTGCGGAGAACTCATTTGCGAAGAAGCAGTAGAAGAGTTATCTATGGATAGAGTACCTGCATCCCATGCCTGTCCTCCTGTCCATGCATACCCGCCATTGGTAAAGAGCAACTGGTTGTCTGCTTTAAGCGGGGTTATGAGTATTCCATGAAGGGCTGCATCGATAAGATCGTAGTTGCTATCCAAGAGGTTTACATCATAAGTCTCACCGGCAGCTGGTTTAAGCAGGTTATAGTAAGTTGTGGGATTAGCCATTATCCGATTTCTCCTTGAAGAGTAGAAGAATCGGCCACAGCCGCAGAACTACTAAGGACGGAGAGCCTGTTACCGATACGTGCTTTCAGGGCAGGATCAGTCACTTCTTCGTCCAGTACTTGCAATATTATACTGACCATCTTCTGTGCGTCCACCTGCTTCCTATTGTTCGGGTCCCATCTACCCGTCATGGCAAGAACAGTGTCCATAGCTTTGGGACTACCCGAACTGGCCTGATTGACAAGCTGAATAAGAGAGAAGACTTCTGCTGCTGTAAGCGCCTGTTCTGCTGTTAGTTTAAGGTGTTCCAAGAACTTAGGGTTCTTCAACCAACCCTGAAAGGTAACCCAAGGAATCTTATGCTTCTTGAGTTTCATAGGCAGCGACTTGCCATCAGGGAAAGTCAACGTGGTAATAACAGCCAACTGAACAGCGGTAAGACCATTAGTTACTTCCGCTCCCACAAGGGCCATCTTGTTCTTAAACTCACGTGTCCGCATAAAGGTACGAACATATTGAAGATCGGGAGTAAGGGATACCGTCGTGTCCCACTCTTTGATGATGTTCTCTGCGTTGATCTGCACACCGTCGAGGTAAAGCTTACGGGCAATAACAACGATGGTGTTTACCATGCGTTCCGGCTGAGGCTGATACTTCTTTATCTCCTTGGCCGCAGCGCTGTGTTCTAGATCTAATCTGGCCGGACCTAGACCGAATACTTCAAGAGCACCTTTCTCATGTATATCTGGTATCTCTTCTTCATCTTCTCTGAATCCTTTAGGAGCAAAGGCACCCAGTCCGTCTCTGAAGTCGCTCATTAGTCCCATCCACTAGTAGCTCGTGTAGGTTCTTTATAGAGGTCAATATCGTCAAGGTGTTCCTGACAATGCTGGCAAAGGAAAGCACGTGTAATAGCCATACCGGTACGGTCAACGTAATGTACCTCCGTCCAGTCTTCTGCTTCTGCTTTGGCACGGTTTACTGCGCGGTGGCACCTGTCACAGGTAATATCGTGGATCAGGAGCTTAGTTATCTTCATCTTCACTACCCTCTTCTTTATATACAGGACATTCCAGTTTACCTATAGCAGTAACAAGTTCCTGTTCCATGCCGAACTTCTTAAACTGTCTGGACACTCCCACAGGTAACGTTTTTGTCTGGCCGTTCTCGTAGTTGGCTATCACAGTTGGGTTAACCAAGATTACTTTAGCCATGCTCATTACGCTACCGAAGTGTCTCGACCGCCAATCCTTAAAGGTAAGAATAGGGATGCTGACACTTAGGGCATCGGGATGCTCGATGGTCCAGTGCTTAAGGTTCTTACTGGCATGGATACGTTCCTGAAGAATATGTTGAGCCTCCACAGATGCCCGGTACTTTCTGTATAGCTCGGGATACTTATCATAGCTGTGTCCGTGGGTTTCCATGAATCTAAGAAGCTTAGGGGGAATCTTTTCAAAGAGAGCTAGTTCTGTTCTGTGAACAACAGGGTAGGTAACACCTGCTAGTTCAGCCAGTGTTGTACGGTTTAGTCCCCTAGGATTACCGTCAGCATCGTAAGGTCGGGAGAGGTTATTCAGTGCAGTAAGAATAGCCGGACTTGTTCC